TATCGAGATATGGTTCTTCATGAGTATCAGCATTTAAATCCGGATCTAACTCAGGATCAGGTTCAGTTATCCCCGGTGTTGAAGTGTCCGAGGGCGAAAGAAGCATGGGTGACCGTGAGACTATCAGGTTCAGTTGCTGAATCGTCTCCACTTGTGCTCGTATCTGTTCTCTCTGCGTTTGAATCACGTCCATCAGGACTTGAATTATCGCTTCCGGTTGAACTTCCATCTGTATCCGTTCCTAACATCTTATTGACCAACTCATCCGCAGTCGGAGTAGCTGATTCAGGAGGGGAAATAGTACCATTCTCCATATCAAGACGAGATTGCAACGCATACCTCATCTCTTGATTCTCTACATCCTTCGCATTCAACAAATCACGAAGCATGAAAACTTCATTTTGAAGCGTTCTAATTTCATCTGCATTGGATTCCTGTAGGAAACCTCTAGAGATGAGATAGTGAGAGAGATAGGGAGTAAGCTTACGATTGAATTCAACAATCAAACTAGTAATGCATTCGCTGCAAAGATAGATAACACCTTCAGTATGATACTGAGCATTATGTTCATCTGTCTTCTCAAACTTGGAATCAATACCAAGATCAACAAAAAACAATCTTTCATTACCTGATCCGCACGAAGCGCAAACAAACGGGTTTGCAGCAGGCTTATCCATAACTTGAATTGGTCTCATAGTTCGCTTCCTAAGAATTCGTCGATGGTTAATTCATCTTTGTGCGCCAGTTCCCAATCATATTCAGTTACCGGCATTGCTACATGAAGTCCGTGAATTACTTCTCTTTGTGTTTCTTCCAAGAACTTCTGCGGTCTAGACATAACTCCATAACGTAGAGCATCACATGCGTGATCGTCTTTCTTAACGGGCTCTTCTTTCAGATTTCTTCTGTCACGAATCTTCGTAAGATGTCTATCCCAACGATACTTACGAATTTCTTTAAGAGTGTCTTTGCATCTTGTCGTTATGATGAGCTGTTGCTCACGGAACATATTTTGCACGTATGTGATGCCACTGTCAACACTGTTGTTTCCTAAACCAATAAGGATTCCATGCTCAGCAAATTGAGCTTGTCTTGAAACACCTTGATGAGGGTCAGTTTGAGCCAGTGCTGGATCACCAATAATATACTCCGTTTTAATTCCTAGTTCTAATTGTCTAACTAGCCACATACTAGCTAGTTCTTTAATGATCTTCTTATTAATATAGATCTCATCATATATGATAATTTTTCCATCATAGTTGTACGCACCAAAGAGAATCGCCGTTGGGTTATTAAATCCATGATCCATCATTTGAAAATGAAACCACGTATCCCGAAGTATATTCCAACGAGAAGACTTAAGAATATCAGGACAAACATTATTCGTCGGACTAAACACTTCCCCATACACCAGTCCAGTGTGAGAGATATAGACACCTGTAGATCTAGTTTTCTTTTCTTCCTCACTAATTATCTCCGTAAGTCGATCATAGGATTCCTTTTTGATATATGGATTCTCAAAGGTTTCTACTTCAATAACTTCTACGGAGATATCTCCCGCAAGAGCCGGTTCATACAGGGTGTCATATGTCCAAGACATTTCAATCAATGGAGTCATGGTCAGCCACCAAGCTCCATCTGCATCAATAAGTCTAACTAGGCATTCCTTGAAGATTTCATTAGGCGGCTCTTCATCAAACCAAGTCCAATCACGACTAGTTCCCTGAAATTTTTCCCGATCTTGCTCATACGACATGAATTCACATGTAGAACCATTAGCTAGCGTAAGAATTCTATCAGTCTTAGAGTAGGATTGATCCCACGAATTACCAATCAGGTATTTAGAAGGAAGCCACCTTTTAATCTCAGGAATGATAATCTGGTTAATTCCGAGATTAAAATCAACCCCTACAATCCTACCTCTTGTTGGAGCAGAGGGAACGTAATCTAGATGAAATTCTTCCCCATTTTCATCATGTAAAGTATGTTCTCCCGTCATATAACAAACTGCGAGAACCGCCCCACCAACTGTTTTGCCGGAACGGTTCCCACCCATTAACATCTTGCCCTTTACTTTTGAGGCAAGAAAGCGTCTTTGTTTACGGTTGTTTGTCTTGAAGCCCCCAATACCAGGGGCTAACTTAGCTTTTCTGACGGAGTTAACAAGCAATCTCTGCAAATCTGGCAAAGCAAGCTCATCTGCTTTACGTGGCATTAAGTCTTCTCATGAGATTGAATATCTTTAGCTTGTTGCACAATATCTGCTTCAGCTGACTGCACGATATGCCGATCTTCTTGAGCCGTACGATCCTGAAAAGGGATTTCCTCAATTCTACGAGTTTCGGTATTAGCACCTAATTGGCCTAGAGTCAATTCATTAGAAGTCTTCAGCTCCTGTTTAACACCAGTAACTTCCTTCTTCACGCCACCAACTCTTAGAGCACCGATAATGCTAACTATAGCGGCAGATACGGCTCCAATTAGTGTAATTATTTCTCCTGTAGACATAGCTACAATCATGCTGCAATTCCCTTTCCACATTGCCAACCAGTCTCACGACCAAATTCAGCAAGTCTATTTGCTACTTCTGTACGGACATAATCCATTTGACGGATTCTAGCGGCACCAGGGCAAGTCTTCCCAGTATAGCTAGACCATTCTGGATACTGACAATGGTGACCAATTCCCTTATCATTCCATGTAGTTGGGTTAGTACACCACATAGATGTTGGATAACAAACATTAATGCAAGTAAGAATTCCAATAATATCTCTAAGTTGGCTTAATGTCCATGGAGTAGTGTCAAGTGTAGCTCCGCCATTATCTTCAGTTTCAAGAGAAATAGCTCCATAGGTTCTACCATCAATTACAAAAGCATTAGCCTTATAATTACAGTCAGCACGTTTATTAAATGGCATTGCTTGCTCAGATAGAGTAGTAGAAACCTGAATATGAGCTTCGCCAGTAATATCCGCTCTACGCCAGAAGGCAACCAATCTTTCTGCTGCCGTTCTAGCGGGAGCAGCATTGCTATGCATAATAGCTAGTCTAGGTAAGATAATCGGCTGTGTAGAAGCTTCAGGAATCAAGTCTACTTTAACATGTGGGCTAACAATAAGATGTTGATTATTGATGTAGAAATCGTTGGTAATCCATTTCAAAATATCAACGTGTCTTTTACCAGTTGTTGTTTGCCCTCTAATACTTGGATGGGGTACGAGGCTTAATGTCACCTACGCCAACCCCTTCCAAGAATAAAAAGAACACAAACGATGATAGCTAAAATAACCAGTAGCCACACTAGATTAACTGTATAGTTAGCTGCATACATTATTCCTTTACCTCCGGCGCTGGCAATGCATTAACTAGATTAGCTCCCAAATAAATTTCGATTTGCTCAACAAATTCCTTCCAATCGACGACTTCTGCCACTGTTTTGACCATTACATCTGGAATATATGTATAGGCCATACGAACAATCAAATCCTGCAAATTAGTCTCAACTGTAGGAGTCTTTTTAGCGACTGCCTTCTTCTTTGCAACAGACTTCTTAACAGCTTGAACAGCTGCTGGAGTGATTTTCTTAACTGGAACTATTTTCTTTGCAGGTACTTTTTTAGCTGTTGATTTCTTTGTACTCATATTTATTCTCCTGTGCTCGTCTAGCGATTGCTATGTCTTGTCCAGTCACTATAACTGGATTTAATTGTCCCTTCAGTTTAACTTCGAATTTATCGTACCCGCTTACTAAAGTAGACCATTGGATATCTTCTGGTCTTTTATTTAATATAGAAGCGAGTATCTTTTTATTTTCGTCATTCATAATTCTTTTACCATCCAATCCTCTAGATCAGGTAGGGGAATGTATTGATTAACTAATGAATGGTTGCAGTCACCTAAGTAGTGAAATATTCCCGCTTCGAGCATTGAATGGCATTTCTTATCTATACCTTTACCTGTCAGGATACTCGGACTTAATGTTGGCGCTTCTAAGTTCCCGTCCCACGTCCAGCTAGGTTTCTTCTCTGCATTGTTAACTGGCAACATGTGAAACCCGGAACTACCATTCATAGCTATACAACCGGGGCATATAAAACACAAAGCTTGATAAATAAGACCGTGGTCGTCAACAGTTCGTATTTGACTTTTCATTAGCTCGCTCTCATTAACTCCCCTACAGGTGTGTTCTCTAGTTCTAGACTGATTTTCTCTAGAACACTGGCTTCTACGTTCCTACTCAGAATCTCCATCAATGCAGTAATAAGCATCAATATGTTAACCGAGTTAGCGTCCTGTGGCCGGAAGCGACCTGTGAATTCATGGAAGTACTTGATACTCTGTAAATCGCCGTTTGCTACGTTTCGACTAATCCCCATCTTCGCATCTAAATCGGTGACGCTCTCGAATTGTACTTCCATCAACTTTTTAGCGTAATCGAAATATGACGGAATGCTTAGCCACGCATTCCACATTGGTTCGTTCACACCTAATGTCGAAAGGTCTTTAAACTTGGCACCCTTAGATTTGCCACTAGCCCGGCACATCACGTTACAAGCTAGAACAAATCTAGGATCTAGTCCACTATCAATTTCTCCTACAGGGGTAGCGATCTTGTTAAAGGAGTACTCTGGAATACCCCGGCCTCTTAGTTTAGGATTGATGACTTCTTTCATCTCATCTAGAGTAATTCCTAGATCCAGGAAGATATTTACTGAAGGCAGTTCGCTTACTTGCCAGAAGTACTTCTCGATTGATGCGACTGCGTTCATCAGGAGCATGTCGTGAGGATCAATGAGATGTAGCACGAGTTTGTTAGCTACTTGTACTTCGTCTTCGCTCTGTTCGGAAGGAGAAAAATTTTCCAGAAGTTCTGCCTTTTTAGATTCTAGGAAAGAATCAACTTCTGAAATTAAGTCATTGTTATCGCTCACAATTATTTCCTATTCTCTCTTTCAAAATAGGTGCGTCGCAGTAGGGGAGGTAACACTAAAATCCGGGATCGGTTAACACATCTTGTAAGGCGTCCCTAACACAGGTAGTTAACAGCACCTACTATTACCTGTCAAGCACACCTTATATAGTATGTTTACGCAGCCTTATATATTCAAATGGTGATTCGTAACACAACCTTTATCTACGTGACCTTCGTCACACCTCTATATTACTAGGTTATAACTATTGTCATAATA